CAGCAAATACCCCCACACACTTAGCAAACGTCATTAGGTAGTCCCACATCCGCTCAAACACGGTAGGAGTTTCTTCTTCGTCTTCAACCAGTTGGATTCTTATCTTACTCATTTCTCTCTCCAAAAAAATGTTAAACGCTTGCCCTGTCTTTAATGAAAACCTTAGACATCTTCTCTTTAACCCAAACCTTTCCAATCCAAAATCCGTCTTCGTTTAAACTCAGACCCTTTTCAATCATCTCTTCAGGGGTTCTGCACCGTCTATCTATCCCATGATCACCTGTGCGGTGTTTATCAAAAGACCAATTGCTGTTGAAGTATTCTTTGCAGCCTTGGCACTGATTTCTATTTCCTGTTAGTATTTTCATCGCTTGACTCCTGCATGGTTTGTTTAAACAGTTCATCGCAGATAAGCTCTGCAAAGGATTGACCGCTAGGGAATCGGATCTGAGACGCGGTGTTTGACTTAACAACATCCGCAGCCTTGTTGATCCCATCATTGAACCCTGACACGTACTGACTATCTGTAGCCATACGCATCAGGATCCCCTCACGGATGACCTTAGCCATCGTTACCTTCTTTTGCTTGGAGAACTTTTTCAATCGGATATGCTCATCCTCATTGAGGTAGGTCATAAAGGGTTTAAGTTTTTTAAAAGGCAGTGCCATTTGTTTTCCATTCCTCAAATTCAATCAATAGATTGTCAAAAGCTTTCTTTGCCTCATCCTTGCCATTGAGTTCTGTTCTAGACTCAATCTTGCAAAGACCACAAAGCAACTCAGCGGTCTCCTCTTCTGACAAGGGTTCACCTGAGTAAATCTCTTCCATAAACTTTTGGAAGATATGACTGCGACACAGGATGCCTGCAATCGTTACTCGGTTCTTATAGTCTGTGTGTGACTCATCATCCTTGATGCGAGCTAAGACACACATGTAACGCGCCCCAACAAAGTCCCTAAGTAATTCTTCGGGAGCTTCGTCAGGGTGTAGAGACAGCGTCAAAACAAAACCGGTTCGATCTTGTTTCAACGCAACCTTCCTGCATTCAAATTGCAGTGTCACTATTAGCCTCTTGAAACCAAAAAGCCAGCAACGGTCAGAAGGGCGACATAAAGAAGTATCAATGCAACCTTAGCAGACGCAAGGCTTTCTTGAAGCTTTCCTATGTCATTCCTATGCTGTCCCAGTGCGTCAGTAAGATGTGCTAACTTCTTGGCATCAGAGGGTACAACCTGCGGAACAGTTTTATTAGCATCCTTCAATAGAAATTGCTGCCGCTCCTTCGTGGTTGTAGGAATACCAAGTCGAACCCTTGCGTTGTGAACAGTTGAAGCTGCACAACCAACGGCATCCATAACATCTTTTGAACTGGCGGTTGGGTTCTTTATTAGATAACGGTCAACAACTAGGTGTGATACAAACTTTTTCATAGCAACTCCTTCAAAAGGGAATGTCTTCTTCGGGAAACTCTTGAGCCTGCGATTCTTGACGGACACCGCCGCCCTGTTCCTGTGGAACAAAACGATTCACAGCCAATGACAGGTATGTGCGACCATTCTTGTCTTCACGCTTCCATCCGCTGATCTTGATAACAGTCAATCCATCTTCTGTCTTGATGGCTGTCAAGTCTTTAAGGTTTACACGAATCTCGCCCCAGTAGTCAGGAGACTTAGGGTTGTTCTTCGATGTCTGCTTGTTTAAAGAGCCGGAATCGGGAAGTGGTTTGTAGGGGGTGTTGTATGTAGCCATGATTTATCCTTGTGTAGTCTTTTTGATTTCAGAGAATTTAGAGAGAATCTGACCATAAAGATCAGGGTGAGTTTGCTTCAGCGAGTCAAGCTGCAGCTTATTGCTTGCCCAGTAGCTACTGAGGTCTGCAACGGTGGTGCAGGTAGATGTGAACTTAATCATCATCTCTGCAAATGCGGTTCGGCTTGCGTCACTGTTGTCCCACTCGGTGGGCTGAACAGCAACCTGCTTCATCTTCGGCTTCACTTCCTTGATCTCAGCCTCTGTATCCGTCTCAGGCAAGTCTTCACCTGCGTAGATATACAAGCCGAGGCCATGCATAGCAATCGCCTTAACCAAGCAGCGCATGATGGATGTGTTTACATCAAACGAGTTAGGTGTAAGGATTGGTTTGTTGCGGAAGTCCAAGACAGGCAACATACAGGTCATAGGCTTATCAAACATGGTGACGGTTACCCATACCATGAATGAGTTGCCTACAGACATTAGAGGCGTTCCATCAAACATCTCTACCTTGAAGTTAGCCTTTGGATCAGCCTTCAGTACCTCTGCCCAAGCCCATGCCCATGACAGGTAGGTAAGACCATTCTTCTTCTCAGTATGGTCATTGACATTCATCTTTAACAGGTCAAGTTGGTTCATTTGTAACTCCTATCGATCAAACACATCATCTGCTGCGTACTTCTCTGCAAAAGAAGCAAGCATGTGATACACAGCTTCAATCCCAGTATTGTTTGCGTCACCTAAAATATCTCCGTCAAACAACTTAGCGGTCTCATCAAGTATTTCTAAGAGGTCAACGGTTAACTGTTCCCTGATACTGCTTGCACCACTGGGCCACTCCACAGTAGTCACCGGTACATCTGCGGGGTTCTCCAAGTCTTGTTTCAACATATCCTTTTTCCTTTTCTGCCATTTCTTTGGCTTCTTGCTCACTGGTTAGTACACGGATCGCAGTCTTGCGACCCTCTCTCTTCACGGCAAATGTCGTTTCCGACATCCAACGTTCTTTGTCGGAGCAGGGAGGTAACTCCTGTCCGAAATCCATAACCATCTGCGCTTCCTTGTGAGCGTTTAAACGGTTACGGATGAATTGCTCTGCCTCGGTCGCAGTCCACAGGGGGATATCGACAATCACAATAGAGGCTTCGGGGTAGTTCTCACCTGTCTTATTGCCGCTCCAGTCACGCAAAAAGGCACAAATCTTTAATCCAACAACCCGCTCCTTCTTGACGGTCTCAACGAACCACTTATACATATTGAGTTGCTGCACCCACTCAGCCTTCTCGTTCATCACCGACCACACGGAGGTGACCTTGTAATCCCAAACGATTGTTCCTGCAGGTACTCGCTCTTGGATGTCGATAGCACCGCTTATGGTTGTCCCATCAATCTCCGTAAAGAGACGTTCTTCATAGGTGCAGTTCTCAGGCATAACAGTGTCTTCCATCACCTTATGCAGCGCAGTCCCAAGGAAGGTGTACATCTTGTCAGAGATGTCCATCTCCATCATGTCGTTGTACTGTTCTCGTAACAGTGCAACTTTAGGTGGTGTCAAAAGACCTGTGACACTATAATCAGACTTGCCTTTGGTGTAATCGTCTCTAGACATTGCCCTCACTAAAGCTATTGGTAGCTCGTATTTGTTTGTAATTTTCATCCATCTCTCCAAGGTTATTTATGATTTCAGAACACAATGATAGTGATGCTACCACAAAAAAGCAAGCGATATCAATAATTATTTTTGGTGAGCCTGCAAGTAAGGCAAATTCACGCCGTGTAGTGAGGTTTGGGGGAGTGTCTCGCCTTATCAAGTCTCAGAAAGCATTGAACTATGGCGATGCTTTTTTGCAACAATGCGAAAAAATTCCTGTCCTGATGACCGGAGACTTGAGGGTTACTCTGCACATTTGGTATGCGTCACGCAGACCTGACCTTGATGAAAGTCTGATCCTAGATCTTATGCAGGGATTGATTTATGAGAACGATCGTCAGGTGAAGGAAAGGCATTGCTACTGGCATCTCGACAAGGATTCTCCAAGGGCGGAGATCCTGATTGAATCTATAGAAGATGTCGAGCCAAAAAAGAAGCCCCGAAAGACCAAGGCCGATCGGGGCTAATCAAGGAGGAGAGAGCTACACCAACAAGTAGCAATCAAATTATACGACATCTCTTAAAAATATATTTTAAAAAAGTTGTTGACATCTTAAAAAGTCATGTACACTACGAACAGTTGTAGTCGCACACAACAGTTGAAAGCCGTTACACATGCATTGGGCCTCTAGGGATACTTGGGGGGTGCGACCCTAGTGCAGTTGTAACGGCTTTTTTGTTTGCGACTTTAACCGTACTCCACACGATAGCAAGCGTTTAACCTGACGGCGTGGAAGAAAAGGGTACACGGTATGTCGAAAGACTAGGGGGCAGTTCCCGAACAATCCGTGCGACTGGTCTTATATGCAAGTCGAGGGGTGCAGCTAACGCTGCCATGCATATGCCGAGAGGCGGTGAAACCAATCTCCTCCTTACTTCATTCTTACATGGGGTAGGGGGGTCTTTGGGTGAAAATAAGCACAAAGCCCCGCAAGGGGCATACAAGGAGAGTTACATGGACATAGAGTTAAATGCACATGACCTGATATTGGCTGCTCATTACGCAGGTCTGATTGAAGGTGTCAAGAGTGTTTTGTTACAACAGGGCAGCATCAAGAACAATAAGATTTCGGGGCAGACTGATTTTGGAATTCATTACGCAGGAATGCTAGGTGAAGTGGCGGTAGGTAAAGCCACTGGGATACCACTGCATACAGACATCACCTTTGGCGGTGACGGTAATGTTGATATGTCCCATAAGGGACAAACAATCCAAATCAAAACAAGCACACATCAACACACCCCAACACCACGGTTTTTAATCTTCAACAGCGTAGAAGATTTCTCTACCGATTGGGCGATATCATGCTCCATTCAAGGGGCTTGTACTGTTCGCATTCATGGGTTTGCCAGCAAGCGTAAATTTGTGTCTAATGTGGTAACCCATGACTTCGGCTACGGAACAAGGTACTGCATGGATGAAAAACATCTCACCCCTATCAATCGTTTCCACGAGGCAATAAATGGAGCAACCAAATGAGCCGTGATTACAAACAAGAATACAAGACCCAAGTATCTAGAGATGAACACCCCGACCGAATGGAACGACAGCGAGCAAGACGCAAGCTTGATGCTAAAGGCGTTAACCGTGCAGGCAAAGATGTAGCCCATGTGAAAGCCCTTTCCAAGGGCGGCACAAACAAAGATGGGATTACATTGCAGACACCTGCAAAGAACCGCAGCTTTAAACGCAAGTCAGACGGTTCAATGAAATGATCACCGAGCAGCTAGTGAATGCCGCTATAGGCGGCAGGATTACCTGTCCTTACTGTTCCTCCGATAGGAAGAAATCTACAACTAAAGACATGACCGTTTCCAATAGAGAAGACGGCGCAGTTGTTTACCATTGCCACCACTGCTCTGCCAGTGGTTCAATACAGCCCACCAAAAAATTAACTCTCGTCAAGGAGAAGAATGTGCCAGTCGCTATAACCGTTGAACAGAAAAACTTACAACCATTCCACTACGACTACCTACTGTCTCGTGGTATTTCAAAACCAACAGCAGACAAGATGAAGCTGTTCGGTGCAGATAAATTCTTTGCCAAGCTAGAACGAAACTCAGATGCCATCGGCTTCCCATACTACCGAGAGGGTAAGTTAGTAGCGGTTAAATACCGCAGCTTCCCCGACAAGGCGTTTACACAAGACGCGGGCGGGGCACATGATTTCTTTGGGATTGATCTCCTTGAGAAGGGGAAGCCCATCATCATTGTTGAAGGTGAGATTGACTGCCTTACCTTAATGGAAGCAGGTATACCTAATGTGGTATCAGTCCCAAGTGGCGCACCTATCAAGGTTGCAGATGGCAAGGTAAAGCCCGAAGAAGACAAGCGGTTCGGATACATATGGAACGCAGAGGAGTATTTAAACGCAGCGCCTTATGTGATCCTTGCCACAGATCAGGATGTTGCAGGTCAGGCGTTAGCCGAAGAGTTAGCTAGGCGTATTGGTAAGGACAAATGCAGACTTGCCAAGTTCCCCACGAAAGATCTCAACGAGTTGTATTTGAGTCTCAACGACCCGTCTACGCAACACAACGACCCCGCACGGAAAATACAGGATATCAAGGATGTACTCGACGCAGCCGTACCCTACCCCGTCGCCGGATTATCGGAGGCAGCAACATATAAAGACCGTTTAAACGACCTCTTCACCAAGGGCACGGGCAAAGGATCTTCGACCGGCTATCCCTCTGTTGATGCTGTTTACACCGTGGCAACATCTCAACTCACCGTGGTTACTGGCTACCCCTCATCGGGTAAGTCCAACTTTGTGGATCAGATGATGATCAACCTAGCACGGACAAACGACTGGAAGTTTGCTGTCTGCTCCTTCGAGAATCAGCCTGAGATACACATCTCCCGCCTGATGGAGATGTACACCAAGAAACGATTCTTTGATGGCAAGGATCGCATGACCGAGGAAGAGAAAGACAAGGCGTTTAAATTTGTCAACGACCACTTCATCTTCATTGACCACAGCGGGGAAGAACCATCGACCCTTGACTCCATCATTGAGCGTACCAAGTCGGCTATTCGGCGTATGGGTGTGCGTGGTCTAGTCATTGACCCATACAACTACGTTGACCTAGTGCGTGATGGATTGACCGAGACAGAGGCTATCTCCTCCATGCTGACCAAGGTACAAAAGTTCGTCAAAGCCTTCGACATCCACTGTTGGTTCGTTGCCCATCCATCCAAGATCCAACGAGCGGGTGTTGAACAGCCCCGCCCTGACGGTATGAGTATCAGCGGATCGATGGCGTGGTGGGCAAAGACCGACAACGGCATCACAGTCCACAGGAAGATCGACCATGTAGAGATCGCAGTATGGAAGTGCAGGTATCGGTGGGTGGGTACACAGGGGGAGACTACCCTGCTCTACAACAAGACATCGGGAACTTATTCAGAGAACCTAGATTCGTTTTAGCGTTACAGATGTGGGGATGACGTATCAGCCGTATCAGCCGTGCAAGCCAATGTTTATGCGGTTGTAATGTTTAAACAAAATGATCATCCCGGTAGCCCCGGGAATCGAATTAGCGTTTAAACAGTAAATTATTCCAATAATTTATTCACCATATAGATAGCG